GGTGTTCCATATATTTTCAACGATAGGTTTGAAATTTATGATGTACCATCATCAAATACATTCACAGTTCTTTTTGAAAATGAAGTTGGAATTACTACTAATAATGATCCAAGGACTTGTGCAGATGTCAGATCTACAGTAGATAATTTAGTTGGAATCATAACTAATGCGTTATCTATAGCGAACATCGGGTCAGGAGTAACATTACCATCACAAAACAATGGCATTTGGGCAGTTACTTCAGGAAATTCTGATATTATTGCCGCAAATAGACATAGAGATGGTGCTAATTTAATTACCGCAAATCGTACAGAAATTCTGAATAGTGCGTATAATGTCATATCAGGTTTTACTGGAAATCCAGACCCAGTAAAATGTATTCGTGATATTGGGTATATTGTTGATGCGGTAGTGCTCGATTTGTATACTGGCGGCAATAGCAATATATTGAATGCAACAAGAGCTTACTTTACTCCATCTGGAACTACACTTATTTCTAATGGTGTCGAGGGAGAAGTTCCTCAAACAATAACTGCTTTTAATGCAGCAAGAGATTTGATGAAGCTTGCTTTGACAAATCAACTTTCAGTTAAAGACTTGACAATCATACCTGACTTTATTCCAGCGTCAGGAGTAGTTTCAAATTCAGATCTTCTTAATGCAAAGTTAAGAAAAGGTTCTTTTGATTTTAATAATGGACAAATTATGTTTGAAGAACCACCTGGAGAAGGTTCTACTTTCTACTCTGCATCTTATAAATTCGTAAGTCCTGCAGATCAAACAAGATATGTTTATAAAGTAAAAACCATTTTATTTGATGGTATCACAAATTCATTTGAACTTTATAAAGAAAATGGTACTGCACTGACTACTGAAGCAGATGAAAATCTTTTAGTATTCATCGACGGAGTTCTTCAGTTCTATGGAGAAACTTATACTATCGATAGAACAGTATCTCCAAATAGAATTAATTTTACATTTACTCCAGATAAAGAAAGAAGATTCTTTGCTTATTCTTTTGGTAAGTATAAGTATCTTGATAGCATCAATAATTTGATTGATGGTTCGCAAACGGTCTTTAATTTACAATTTAACAGTGATAATTATAAAATTGGTGTTCCTGATAGATTATTAGTTCTTTTAGATGGAGTTCCTCAACTTTATGGTGATTCTTATACTATTAATGAAAGTGTTATATTCTTTAACGAACCTCCTCAGGCAAATAAAAATTGTAAGATGCTTTTCTTCTATGGAAAGTCATTTGATAAAACTTTATCAATTTATGATGGGAAAGTTTTTGACCCAATTTACACAATTGGTGATGTAACTCCTGATGGTTGTCAAGTTTGGACTAAGAATCAAACTTCATATTCTTATATTGAACCAGGAGACAGAATTGCTATCGAAGGTGAAACACCAAAAGAATTAATTGAAATTAGATCTCAATTTGTCAAGTATTCTGATATGCTTCAGTATATTTGTCTTATTTTTGATGATAATTCTTATGTAAGAGGTAAAAATGCTGTTGCTTCGGCAGTTGTTTCTGGAACTACAAGCGGTGTTACATCAGTAACTCTTTTAAATGGTGGCTTTGACTACGATACTGCTCCAGTTATTGTCTTCAAAAATTCTTGTGATAACCCAGGAAAAGGAGCAAAAGCTGAACCTGTAATGAGAAATGGTTCAGTAGTAGGTATTAACGTTCTCAGTTCTGGATCTGGATATACTTCTGCACCTGAAGTAATCTTTGCTAAGAAGTATGAAATTATCAGACAAAAATATCCAGTTTACACTAGAGATAATATTGAAGTATCTTATACTCCTCCTGCATATCAAACAGGAAACTTCCTATCTGCAAATAGCACTATTTCTAGTACCACTAGTGGGAATGTAGCAGAAAAAGATATTACAGTTCCTACAATTAGTGTATTAATGAATACTATTAGTACACCAGTGGTAGTAATGCAAAATCCTGAAACTGATAATATTGGAAATTCACTTGGAATTTTTGAACATAATGCTTTTGGTTATGAACCACTTAATCTTGATGGTAATAATCCTCCTTTCTTGGGAAGCAATACGAATTTAGAAACATTCATTAGATTGTATCCTAATTTGACTATTGGTGATTTTGTTAATAGAAGTAATCAAACTACTGGTGTAAATGAATTTAATGAATTTAATCTTGGTTTGGAGACATATATTACTGTAGGAGCATCGTTAGCAAGTGGAATTACTAATACTGATACTACAATTGTTGTTTCTGGAAATACAAATTATTTCCCAACAGTATCTGGTTATGTACTATTTGGTAATGAAATTGCTCAATACACAACTATTTCTGGTCAAACATTGTTGAATGTCTCTCGTGGTCTTAATACTACAACAGCATCTGGTCACAGTGCTGGTGAATATTTCAACATTGCTTGGCGAGGGTAATAAATATAAATAACTCAAAGGAAAATTAAGTCTTTAATAACATGCCAGCTCTTATTTCTGAACAGTTCAGAATTCATAACGCAAAACAATTTGAAGAAGCATTTAGTGAAGCATCTCCCACTAATATGTACTTTTTTATTGGTCGTCCACAGGCTTGGGATATTGCTACGGTTTCTGGTATTACCAGTTATGTTGGTCAATCTTCTGGTAGTCAGCATAGCACTTCTTATCTTGCGACTCCAGATGAAAATAATCCACCAACTCCAATTGATAATTTTAATTATGAGAAGGAAATTTTCGATGATATGATTTCATTGAAAAAAGTTGACTCTGCTAATGTCAGACTGGTAATTCCTCGTTATGACTGGACTTCTGGACAAACATATTCAATGTATCGTCCTAATTATAGTGCTGACTATAGAGCAAATAGTGCTGGTGAAAACGCAACTAATTTATATTCATCGAAGTTCTATGTAGTTCATAATTACAAAGTTTATAAGTGCATCTATAATGGTTCAAGTCCATCTAATATTAATGGTGTAGCATCAACGGTAGCACCAACTGGAACTGGCACTGGGATTATCGGACCTCTTGCCGATGGTTATATGTGGAAATTTATGTATAGTATCGGTACAGATGACGTTCTGAAGTTCTATACCAGTACTTATATCCCAACACCAGCAGCGTGGGGAATTGGTTCCTCTGGAGACCCTACAAATGGCGTAGATGTAAAAGCAGCGGCGGTTGATGGTTCAATCAATGCTGTTGTAATTAAGAATGGTGGTAGTGGTTATACTGATAACACTTATACCAATGTTCCCATTAGAGGAGATCATAATGTTAACGGTGGTATTCAGGCAACTTGTACTTTAGTGGTTTCTGGCGGAACTATTACATCTGTTACTATTACAAATGCTGGTTCTGGATATACTTTTGGTAAAATTAATGTTAATGTAACTGAAATTCCTGGTATTGGAGCTGGTGGTTCTGGAGCTAATTTGGAAGTTATCATTTCTCCAAATGGTGGGCACGGATTTGATGTTTACAAAGAACTCGGCGCAAAACGAGTAATGGTTAATGTTCGTCTTGAGTATAGTGAAGCAAATGAATTTCCAATTGATACTGAATTTAGGAGAATTGGTATTCTCAAAGATCCTCGTGAATCTTCAGGAATTGTAGCTGCTGGATCCACTTATAATGCTCTTACTTCAATCAAATTTCCTTCGGCAAGCACTTCATCTTTCTTAGTTGATGAAATTGTCACTCAAACGACAACAAATGCAACTGGAAAGGTTGTTTCTTGGGATAGTTCTACTAAAATTTTGAAAGTTTATCAAAATGAATATGAGCACTCTGCAACTGGTGCTCAAGGTGGTTTCTTAAATAAATTTGATGGTGCTAACACAATTGTAGGAGCAACTTCAGGAACTTCATTAGCTCCAGACACTGCATATAATCTTTCTACACAAAATCTTCAGTTCACCAATGGTTATGCAAGACCTGAGATTAAGAAATATACTGGAGATATCATCTATACAGAAAACAGAAGAACTGTATCTCGTGCAGTAGATCAAATTGAAGATGTAAAACTGGTCGTAGAATTCTAATATATACCTTAGTATAACTAAACTTTTTAGTTAAAAAATATGCCCCAGAATACTAATCTAAATAGGTCGCCATATTTTGACGATTTTGACCCAATAAAGAATTTTTATAGAGTACTTTTTAGACCAGGGTATTCTATTCAATCACGAGAGCTTACTAGTCTTCAATCGATTTTACAAAATCAAATTGAGCAATTAAGTAAATCGAGATTTAAACAGGGTTCTATCGTAGTTCCTGGGGAAATTATTTACGATGATCGATATGATTATGTCAAATTAAGTTCATTTACAAATAACTTATTAATTACTGATTATATTGGCACAAGAGTCACTGGTAGTGTCTCTGGACTAGTTGCTACCATTGTAAACGCAACAGCAGCAACTGCTACAGATTCAGCTACATTTTTTGTAAAATATGAAAATAGTGGTTCTTCTACCACTGCAACCAGATTTACTGAGGGAGAAACTCTTACTGCTAATTCTGCTGGCAATCCAACTGCCATCGTAGGAATCACTGGCACTGCAAGACCTACTAGCACTCCTGCAGTTGGTTCTGGATCTGCAGTAACTGTTAATGAAGGCGTATATTTTATTAACGGTACTTTAGTAAGAACTGATAGGCAAACTGTAATTCTCGATAAGTATGGTAACACTCCTTCATATAAGGTTGGATTTGTTGTATCCGAAACACTTGTAACACCAGAAGAAGACTTTTCACTTTTGGATAATGCACAAGGATATTCAAACTTTACTGCTCCAGGAGCACACAGACTTAAAATTACTGTAACTCTTGCTAAGAGAGCATTAGATTTCCCAGAACAAAGAGATTTTGTTCAACTTCTTCTAATTCAAGGTGGTGTTGTTAGACAAACTGTTGAGACAGGGGACAATTCATCTTTATTTGAAGATGTTTTAGCAAGAAGAACTTATGACGAATCTGGAGACTATGTTGTAAGAGACTTCAATTTGGGTCTCAGAGAACATTTGAATTCTGGTTCAAATAATGGTGTATATCTTGCATCTGCAGGTGGTGATGCTGGTAAGTTCATCGCTGAATTGAGTCCTGGTAAAGCATACGTTAGAGGATATGAAATTGAAACTACTTCCACTAGATATGTGGAAATCAATAAAGCTAGGGATACAGCTACAAATTCAGACGTTGCTTTATCTATTTTAGAAGGTCCTAATTTTACAGTCAGAAATCTTTATGGATTTCCTGATATTGAAAATATTTCGGGAGGTGGTGGACTAGTAATTACTAGCACAAAGTCTTTTTCTGAAGTTAAACTATTTCAAAATTATTCTGATGGTATGTTTGGTGATACTTCTTATGGAAGTGATACTACTTCACCAGAGTCAGAAGTTTGCTGGATAATTACTGTAACTGGTGCTGGACTATCTGCGATCACAGCAGCTGCTGCTGGCGGAACTTGGGTAATTTCATCTGCCCCAGGTGGTTCGATTAATGGAATTATCAAGAATTATTCTGTAAATGCTGCAGGAACTTTTGCTACGTTATTCGTAACTAAAACAGGAACTGGAATTTTCAGAGCTGGAAATTCTATTGCTATCTCTACAACAGGTGGCAATGTTACTGCAACTCTATCAACTTATGAAAAGATAAGCAGTGGTTTGGTAGGTATTTCAAAAACCAAGTATATCAAATTACTCAGTCCTGGAAGTACAACTTCCAATGTACTCGATAAATTAAGCACTACATTTAAATTAGGATTATTTAAAACTAATTACACTACTAAAATTGTTTGCAAAAATAGTGTAAATTTCTTTACTGGTGGCACTACGTTAGCAGTAGGTCGTTATGTTTATGGACAATCTAGTGGCGCTTCTGGTATTTTAGAAACTTATTCCGATGAAGGACGTGAAATATTTTTATCTAATGTTTCTGGTACTTTCAGACCTGGAGAAACAATCATCACTGAACCAATTGGTACTTCAACACCAGTTAATTTTATTGAACCAGAAGGAACTATTGAATATTTTAAACAAGTTAATGGGGGAACTGGATATACTACTGCGAGTGGAATTACAGTTACTATCAATGGCGTAGATAAAACTTCTATAATTGGAACATCTAATATTAATGTTTCTGGGGGAAAAGTAAATTCTATTGATTTAACTCCTAGTGTAAGAGAAGCATTAGGTTCTTCTTATACCACTCCACCTACAGTTGTAATTTCTGGAGGTGGTGGAACAGCAGCAGAATTTATTGCAATCACAAATTCTAATACAGTTGTAAACTTTGATTCTTCTTATGTAAGAAGTTTCTATGGATTTACTAGCAATAATTATTTTTCAGGAGATATCTCTTCAGTTCAAAATGATTATGTAGTATCAAATGGAGCATTATTTAGTGCTTCAGATGGAGATCATTTTATTAGAGCTGATAACTTAGGAGCAAGACCAGATTTAGATTTAATTAATGGTGATATTATTAGAGTAGTAAATAATACTGGTGCTTCTACGAAATATATTGTAAGACAGGCTGTAAGAGATAGTGGTTCAAATACTGCTAGAATTTATGTTTATGGTAAGGTTCTTTCTACATTTGGTGCAAAGACTGTCACCAGAATTAGAACAAAACTTAATGGTCTAACTTCTGATACAAATATTATACCATTCGCAAATAAAAATGTTAGTACTGCTGTTTTAAATCCAGGTTCAAATACTGAAATTAATTACACTATTCAAAAAGAGTTTGTTGATATTTTAGATGGTTCTGGAAGTAAAACATTTACTTTATCAACAGGTGAGTCATTCATTAATGACACATATGTTTTTACTCTTCTCACATCCCATCCAACAATTGCTGTTATCTCTGCTGGATCATTAATTGACATTTCAAGTAATGTTACAAATTCTGGTTCATCATTGACGGTTAATTTAGGTTCTACTTATTCAGGACTTCAATTTAAATTAGTTGCCACAGTAAGAAAATCTGACACCACTCCTAAAACAAAAACGCTTTTTGTTGATGCTACGCAAAATATTGATTCAGATTTTACTAACGAAATTATTCCATTGATCTACGCTGATGGATATAAACTCAAGGGAGTTTATATGTCAACTTCTGGAGCATCAGCAACAGTTAATGATGTCAATATTACTGATAATTTTATTTTTGATGGCGGACAAAGAGAAACTTATTATGACCTCGCACGATTAATTAGAAAACCAGGAGCACCTGTTCCCACTAACAAATTATTAGTAGTGTTTGATTATTTTAGACACGTAGGTGCTGGTGATTATTTTGTTGTTGATTCATATACTAACATTGATTACGGCGATATTCCTACCTTCAATTCTAGTGTTCATGGTCTGGTTTCTCTATCAGATGTTGTTGATTTTAGACCACGAGTTGCTGATTATAATGAAACCAATGGATCTTGGATCGCTGGATTTGCTGACAAGAGTTTCATAGAGTCTGCAAATTTTGATGGAGGTGGAGCATCTGCTTCATATGTTGCATTATTTGGTCAACCCTTTGATACAGGTTATCGTTATTATCTCAATAGAATTGATTCAATTTATCTTAATAAATCTGGACGTTTTGTTGTTGCATCAGGAACACCATCACTGAATCCCCAAGTTCCTTCTCAAATTGATGATGCTATCCTCTTATATACTTTAAATATTCCTGCATATACTGCTAATGTTTCTGATATCAAAATTAGAAGTTTTGATAACAGGCGTTACACTATGCGTGATATTGGAAAGTTAGTTAAGAGAATTGAAAAACTCGAATACTACACTACTCTCAGTTTACTTGAGCAGGACACATTTAATTCTCAAGTTCGTGATGAAAACGGAAATGAAAGATTTAAGAATGGTATTATTGTAGATAATTTTGAAGGACATAATGTAGGTAATACATTATCTACTGACTATGCTTGTTCTGTAGATACTCAAACAGGTATTTTGAGACCAAGTTTCTATGCATCACAAACTGAATTAATTGAAAATAACTTAACAGATGCTCAGAGAACTGCAAATGGATATAAGAGAACTGGTGATTTAATTACTCTTCCCTATACTGAACAATCAACTGTTCTAAATCAATTTGCCACTAGAAATTTAACTATTAATCCAGGAAGAGCATCTAGATATGCTGGGGTAATGACTCTTGAACCAAATATTGATGAATGGAGAGACACCATAACTCCACCTGAGTTAGTTGTAAATGAAAATTCTATTTTTGATACTATTAGGAATAATTCTACTGATCTTTGGGGAAGTATTTGGAATGACTGGCAATTTGCCTGGACAGGAACTCAGTCTTATAATCTTGCTAACTCGACAACTAGTATTTCAAACGGTATTGCTCAATTTGGAGATAACACAAATAATCTTGTCAGAGGTTCTACTAGAACAAGGTCGAGAAATGGTACTCAGAATAGATTAACTCCATATGGTTCAGCAGTGAACGCTGTTGGTGAAAGAGTAGTTGCTAATGTTTATAATCCTTATATTAGAAGTAGAGTTGTTTCTTTTGTAGCAAGAGGTCTTGAACCAAATACAAGACTGTACGCTTTCTTTGATGGTATTGATGTAAATGCTTGGGTAAGTCCAGACAATGTTAATGGACTATTAACTCCTTTTACTGGAGTAGCAGGTTATGCTGAACTCGGTTTTGGTCAAGCAATTACTACTGATGCAAATGGAAATATTAGTGGTCAATTTTTAATTCCTAACGGATATGCACCTGTTTCTGGCAGAAGAGTTCTTGATTTAACTTCATCTCCATCTACTTTCTATCAAACATCTGGAGAACAGAGAAGATTTACTGCAGGAACTAAAGTTCTCAGACTTACTTCAAGTTCAACCAATACTTCAGATCAGACAAGTGTAACTACTTTTGTTGAATCTGAATATGTAGTAAGTGGATCTCCAGAAACTAGTCTTGGAAGTATTCAATCAACTCGTGTTCCCTCTATCAGCAGAAGATCTATTTCAAACTCTGATACTGTTCAGTTTGTAGGAACAAATAGAGTTAACGTAAATCAATCTGGGTTATTAGATCCAATTGCACAAACATTTGAGGTTAGTGGTTTTGATGAGGGATTATTCTTAACCAGTTTAGATTTATATTTCCAAAATAAAACTACATCTTCTGGAACTGATACCGATAGACCTGTCACTGTTTATTTGACTGAAACTACTGCAGGTGTACCTACTAGAAGAACTTTACCATTCAGTGAAGTTACACTAAACCCTGATACTATTCTTAGGATTAGAACCACAAATACTGTATCTCCTGGAGTATCTTTTACTGCTGGTGTTACAGTTACAGGAGTTTCTTCTGGAGCTACAGGAGAGATTAAAACTACTCAAGTTGTTAGTGATCCAAATACTAGATATAATTTAAGATTGAGAAATCATAATGGTATTTCTTTTATTCCAGGTGAACAACTAATACTGAACGTTTCTCCTGCAATCACAACAACACAATTCTTTATTGATCTTGATAGTGGTCAAGTAGAAAGTATTAAAGTGACAGATTTCGGAAGTGGATATTCATCAGTAGCAGGTGGAGTAACTATTAACATCACAGGTGATAATGGTGGTGCATTTGGAATTCCTGCAGCAGCGGTTGCTGATGTATATGAGGGAAGGATTTATAATATTAGAGTTACTAATCCTGGAAATGGATATTATGCTGCTCCAGCAGTATCAATCACTGGAACTGGTGGTACTGGTGCAACTGCACAAGCAATTTTTAGAATCACTAATCCAGCAGTTAAAATGGGGATTTCTGTTTCTACAGATGCAACTGTTAAAACAAGATTTACATTCCCATCTCCTGTTTACTTAGCAAACAATACTACTTATGCTTTTGTAGTATCAAGTACTTCACCTGATTATACAGTTTATACCTCAAGAGTTGGTGAAGCACTTTTAGCAAGTACAGTATTAGCTACAAATCAACCTGGAGTTGGTTCTCTTTATAAGGCACAAAATTCTTCTTCCTGGGTAGAAGATCCTATAGAAGATATCAAGTTTACTATAAACAGAGCTGTTTTCTCAAGAGGATCTACAGCAAACGTTGAATTAGTAAATAAAGATCTTGAAACCGTCATTCTTCCTAATAATCCAATTAGCGTTGATAACACTGTAGGAACTTCTTCAGTATTTGGCGGAAATGAAAAAATTCTAAGAATAAATCATCCAAATCATGGTATGCAATCTGGTGATGTGGTATTCTTAAGTGGTATTGCTGGTATCGGAAGTCCTGAAAATGTTTTCGGAATTCCTGTTTCTATTTTAAATGGATTCCATGATATTTTCAATGTTGGACTTGATGATTACTGTATTTTAATCAATAGTACTTTATGGAGTTCTATTCCAGTTACATTAACTGGAAGTGGTTCTGGTGGGGGTTCTCTAGTAAGAGCAACGACAAATAAATTATATCAGATCATTCAATCTCAAGTGGGAACACTCGCATTTTCTTCATCATCTGTATCTCATTCTATTACCACTACAAATGGCAAAGCAGTTGATAGTTCAACTACTAATGAATATACATTAAGCAGTGCTGTTAATATTATACCAGGAGAAAATTATTTCTTTGATACAAGTAGAGTAATTGCTTCTGCACTAAATGAAATTAATTATGATGGCGTAAATCGTCTTAATGGAAGAAAAACATTAACATATACATTATCAATGCAAACTGGAAGAGACAATGTTTCTCCAGTAATTGATCTTAGAAGAGCAAATGTAATTACAGTCGGAAGTAGATTAGATAATCCAACTGGAAATGAAGTAAGATATGGTGCAAAGAGTCAGGTATTGACAGTTCCTACTTCTTCTTCATATAGTTTAACTTCTACAACTCAACTTGTAAAAACTACTATCATCAATTTTACTGCTGCAGCTGGTGGATCTTTTGCCGTCACAACTGGATCTCCAACAGTATTGAATCAAATCCAAGGAGGAACAGTGGTGACTGGTGAAATTGTTTCTGTATCAGCAGGGCAACTTAAAGTAATTAATACCACAGGAACTTTTGTAAGTGGCACACAAATTAGTCAAACAATTGGTGCTGCTACAATTACTACTACTCCTACGAGTGTGGTGAATAAGAGTGGTATTGTAAATGGATGGGATTCTGGAAATGGAACTCTGCGTATTAAATTAACAAGTGAAACACCATTTACTGCAAATGATATTATTAATGATTTTTCAGCAACCCCAACTGCAAGGTTAATTTCTGCTGCTTCTTCGACTAGAGGATTCTTGTTTATTCCTGATACTGAACCAATTGGTACTTCTACGAAATCAAAATATCTCACAAAAGAAGTAACTCTTGAAGCACCAGCAGAATCTCTTGATGTAAGAATTACTGCAAATCTCTTCTCTAATAGTGATATGAAGGTTATGTATAAGATTAAAGAAGATGGAAGCACTCAAGACTTCAATAGAATTTCTTGGAGTTACTTCAATGGCACTGGACTATCAGACAATAATGCAACTGCAACCCCAGATACATTGAACACCCAATCACCAACTGCAGAAGATTTAAACTCTTATATTGAGTATAGATTCACCGCAAATGATTTGGCACCTTTCAAGTCATTTGCAATTAAAATTGTATTTACCAGCAGTAATCCTGCTTACCCGCCAAGAGTAGAAGACCTTCGTGCAATCGCTCATTCATAATGGACAAGTATAAAGTAGAAGGTCACGCTGATCTTTATCGTGATATGAATTCAGGTGCCATCATTAATTCAAATTATGATGAGTACCTGAAATATAAAAAGGCAAAGGCAAACCGTGACAATATGGTTAATGAGATAAATACTTTGAAGCAAGAACTTGATGAAATCAAGCAATTATTAAAGCAACTTACCAATGGCAATTAGAGAAGTTTTACTTAGCAATACTTTTGAGCAGCAACGTCAGTTAATCAATCTGATCGGAACTGATATTGGTGATTGTCAAAACTTAGTTACTCCGTCAAAAGTAGTTACTACTTCTGTTAATCAGGTAGTTGCTGGTTTTGTTACTCTTTCAGGGCAAACAATTCAACTTGAAGATGGTTCTTTAGGAACACCAAGTTTATCTTTTGATAGTGCTACTAATTTAGGTCTTTATAAGGTAGACGCAAATACTCTTGGTGTTACAAAAAGTCTTTATGTGGCTAGTGGTCTCACAGTAGAAGGAGATATTACATTTAGAGCTGGTAATGGTAGTGCTGGTAGTATTATTTTTGGAGATTTAGATACTGATAATATTGTCTTTAATGCTGATTTAAATTCACACGCTATTCCCAATATCGATAATACCTATGATTTAGGTTCTTTATCTAAGGAATGGAGAAATCTTTACATTGATGGAACTGCTTATATTGATACTCTTCAAGTTGATGAAGATTTAACTGTTACTGGAAACGTTGCAGTAAATGGCGGTAACGTTACAACTACTTCAAACACTGTTACAGTATTTAATTCAACAGCTGTAAATGCGCTTGTTTTAGGTGATGCTACTACTATCACTTTAGGCGCAACAACAGGAACTTTAACCTTAAGAAATCCTACAGTTGTAGGAACAAATACGACTCAAAATCTTTATAATACTGTAGCAACCACAGTAAATGCTTTTGGTGCGGCATACAATGTAACCATGGGTGTTACTGCTCCCAGTGGAGTTCCCAATACTAATTTTAGAATCAGAAGTGATGATACAGTATTAGATGGTGATTTAAATGTAAATGGTGGTGAGATTTTATCTAGTCAGAATACTTTTTTATTATTAATTAATAATAGTGATATTAGAATTGGTTCTACTATTGGAACTGGAACTACAGTAATTAATAATTCTTTAAAAATTAAAGGTTCTTCCCTTGATTTATCAAATCAAGCAGTCACAGTTTCTCTGATTGATAATGTTAATCCAGCCCTTAGAATTAGAGAGGGAACAAATGATTATTTGAGTTTCCAAACAACAGACAGTGCTGAAAAAGTTATCTTCCACAAAAATGCAAATTTCACCCAGAACGGGTACTTCGGAGATAATAATATTTTGCATCTCGGAGACAGTAATGATCTAGCAATCTACCACGATGGTTCTCATAGTTACATCAGAGATCAAGGAACTGGAAATCTTTATATTCAAGGAACTAATAATGTTTCTATCAGAAAAGATGATGGTTCTGAAGTTATGGCAGTATTCAATGCCGATGGTGCATCAGAACTTTACTTTGATAACTCTAAGAAACTTGAAACAACTGCAACAGGAATTACTGTAACAGGTGATATCTCTGTTTCTAATATTAACGGCGCTGGAGCTACATTTACAGGAAATGTAACTGCTTCTGGTGTTACAGTAAATGGTAATTTGACTGTAAATGGCACAACCACTACAATAAATTCAACTGTACTAAGTATTGATGATGTTAATATTGTACTTGCCGATGGTGCATCGACTTCAGCAGCAGTAGATGGTGCTGGCATTACACTCGGAACCACTGGAATTACTTTCACTTATTCAAACACTGGAACTCGCTGGTCATCAACAGAAAACTTAAATATTGCTACAGGAAAAACTTATCAAATTGCAGGAACTACAGTTCTTTCTGCAACTCAAGTATTAGGAAGAGGATTTACTAATGCTGCTGGTGAAATTGTAACTACAGATGGCACTCAAACTTTAAGTGCTAAAACATTAACCAGTCCAGCAATTAATGGTGGTGCCTTTGGATCAGCAAGTTCAACGACTGATGCAGATGCTACTGTTGATGCTTCTGTAACTACTTTATATGCATATGTGCAAAGTGCCAGTACAACAGCAAGAACAATTAATATTAGCAACCTTGCTCCAGGAAGAATCATTGAATTGTATTTAAGAAATACTAACGCTGGAGCAAAAACAATTAACATTACAGCAAGCAATACCACAACTGGATTTACTGCTGTCAACCTTTCTAAAGGTGATGCTGGCGGCACAAGTCAAACTAGCGTAACGTTGGCTGCTACTTCAGGAACAGCAGTTGTACTTATCTTTAACGCAAATGGTGTGATCGGAGGCAGCATTTCATAATCCTTCCTTGACAACCCTTATAAATTATAGTATGATGTCTATGAAAAATTGTCATTTCTATGAGTAAGAAAAAATTATTGTGGATTGGTGACTGTGTTATTCCGAGTGGATTTGGCAGAGTATCAGAATCCATTCTGACTAGAATTCATTCAAAATATGATACCACAGTAATGGGTATCAATTATTTTGGTCAAAAACACGAGTTTCCATTTAAAATTTTCGCCGCTAGTACTAAAGGTGGTGCATCAGATCCTTATGGATTCAATTATGTTGAAGAACTTTATAATGCTATTAAACCAGATATCATTGTAGCATTCAATGATGTTTGGATTATTAATATGTATTGGCAAAAACTTAAGGCATATAAAGAATCTGATGAATTTAAGTGGATTAATTATTTCCCTGTAGATGGGGGCGGTTGGTTTGAACCAGTCGTAAAATGGATGGAGGAAACAGATCTTTCTGTTACATACACTAATTATGCAAAAAACGTAATTCTTGAAGCTGGTTATGAAGGTAAAATTGAAACCTTAGAGCACGGTGTTGACACGCAAACTTTTTTTCCTATGGACAAAAAGCAATGCCGAGGTATTATTGGCAAAATGCAAGATGATGATTTCATTGTATTCAATGGCAATCGTAATCAACCACGCAAAAGAATTGATTTAACTATTATGGCATTTGCCAGGTTTGCGGTTGACAAACCAGATGCTAAATTATACCTACATATGGGTGTTAAGGATTGTGGATGGGACATTGTACCTCTTTTCAATACTGAAATGAAGAAGAATGGTCTAGACCCACAAGGAAGACTATATCTTTCTGGTTTGGAAATGACTCCTGAAAAAAATGCAATCACTCCAGAAGTTCTCAACATCATCTATAATTCAGTTGATGTTGGAGTAAATACTTCTGAAGGAGAAGGTTGGGGTCTTGTTCCTTTTGAGCACGCTGCAACTGGTTGTCCTCAAGTAGTTCCTAACTATGCTGCAAGTGCTGAATTGTTTAAGAATGCTGGTAGTTTAGTTGATATTGCTTTTATGGGTAAAGATGTTAACTACGGAATTGATAGAGCATATGTATCAGTAGAAGGAATAGTGGAAGAACTTAATAAACTTTATAATGACAAAAAACATTATGAATCTTGTTCCAAAAAATGTATGGCTCTAACTCAGAGACCAGAATATAAGTGGGACAATATCGCTAAAAAAATGAACAAGTACATCTCATCGGTAATTTAAAACTATGGAACGCACAGAACTTAAAGAAAATTTCACCAATCAGTTTAATACTGTAATCGATGAAATCAAAAATCTTGAAGCACAATTAACTGCTAAACGAGAAATGGCACTTAAACTTAAAGGCGCTATCGAAGCACTATCACTTTTAGAAACTGAAAATACTGAAGAAGAACCTTCAGAAGAATGATAAATACAGACCTTCCTTATAAATAACAAGGAAGGTTTTTTCATTATATGTCCGCAATTACAATTAATGTAGTAATAGAGCAGGGGTCTGATTTTGCAGCGACCTTTACCATTAAGAATGCGGATGGTTCTTACTTGAATCTGACTGGATTCACAGCAGAAAGTAAGATGAAAAAAAGTTACTACACTAGTAGTTCTGTGGCATTAAATGTTACTTTTACTGATAGAAGTAGAGGAATGATTACATTATCATTACCCGCTGCAACTACAACTACATTGACACCAAAAAGATACGTTTATGATATTATCTTAACTTCACCAATTGGAGTTAAAACTAGAGTTGTTGAAGGAATTGCTACAGTAACTCCAGGAGTAACATAGTGTCCGACTTTCAGGTAACGTTAAACACTAATAATTATACTGTAGTTCCACAGGAACCAGATGAATATCGTGTTGGTGTAGATTATGCACCAGATAATAAATCTATTCAATATCAAAATTTAATTATTGATAATTTGTCAGGGCAATTTGATTGTGTCCGCAGAACTTTTGATATTAGAGTAGGTGGGGTTTTGTATAATGCACTTAACGATCAACAACTTATCATATCACTAAATAATGTTATATTGCAGCCTGGTGTAGGTTATACTGTATCAGGTAATCAGATTACTTTTGCGACTGCTCCTTGTAATGTTCCCTTTTTTGGTATCGCTTTAGCAAACACCGCTGATTTGACAAGAACCATAAATTATGTTGTTGATTATGGGTCTAGTCCCATTAATGTTGGCGATAAAGGGTCTCTTGCAATTGATGTCACTGGTGTGATAGAATCTTGGGTATTGGTTGCTGATCAAATTGGTAGTTTGGTTTTGGACATTAGAAAAGCATCATATGCTGATTATCCAAATGTCACTACAATATGTGGAGGGACTAGACCCTCATTAGTAAACCAAAACAAAAACACCAGCAGCAATTTAGGTACTTGGAATAAAGTTCTTAATGCTGGTGATATCTTAAATTATAATGTTATCTCAGTGACTGGAATCAACAGGTTCTCAATCGCACTGAAAGTAAAATTATAAATATATTTGAATTCAATACGAAAGTCAATTTTTTCCTCGGAGGAACTTTTAAATGGCTCTTTTAGTCCCAAATATTGGTGAAGTAGATTCGCTTCGCACTTTGCTGAATGCGACTCATCAGATTCCAAGAAACTTGGTTCTGAAACTCTTCACTTCTAATACGACTCCAGCTGAAGGTGATGTTCCTTCGGCAACCGCTTACTTTGAACCATATAATGATTCAAATACTAACGGATATGGTTCGGCACCTACCACAGGATATCCTGCTCTTGTAGATAACCGTGGAGACCAATCATATACTGCTAATTACGGTATTCTTCTAAATGGTAATCGTTGGCAGATTTCAACCGCTGGTGATCCAGTAGCATCTTCAACTAACTCAACAGGAACTGCTGGCGAATATACCATCACTGTAACTGGTCTTACTGGAACAATTAGTGTAGGTAACCTTGTATCTGGTACTGGTATTGCTTCTGGTGCTAAAGTTTCCAGAGTTTCTGGTAGCACAGTCATTCTGACAATTGCAAATACAGGTACTGTTTCTGGTGCAATCTCATTCACTGGTGGCGTTACTACTGCTACTTATCCTGAGCAGGTATTCACATTTACTTCTGCTGCTGGTAACGTTTATGGTTACTATCTGTCCAGAGCACAGAATATGCCTGTAACTCTGCAGGGTGTTGCAAACGCTGCAACTGCTGCTGCTGGCACAACTCTGAACAAAGGTGATAACAGCAATCCTTGTATTGGTGTCGTTGGAAACAACTTCATTACACTGCCTAACACTGCAGGTATTATGGATGATATCACCACTGGTATGGTTGTTGGTGGAAACAATGCTGTTGCTTCTGGAACCACAATCAATGGTATCGACCTTGCTCTCAGAAGAATCTATCTGTCTTCTAACCTGACCGATAACATTCAGGTTGCTACTGACTCAAGCATTACTCTTGATTTCACTCAGATTTCTACTGGTGGTATCAACCACGGTCTGCAAGTCGGTGATGTTATCTATGTTGCTCGTGGTACAGGTAATACGACAACCACAGCTGGTCATTACACAATCTTCAGTAAGACAAATACAACATTCCAGACAACTCCTGCTCTGAATGGAACTGGTTCAGCAACGCTGTATCCAAGCATCCTGTTCGCTGAAAGATTCACAAATGGTCCATACCCAATTCAAAACAACGGCGACCAAATCAAGATTACCCTGAATGTAAGCCTTGACTGATTTTTAAAAATCACTCTTATATTATTAAGTTTGGGGGATTACTACGGTAATCCCCTTTTAATTAGAGAACGTAGATGACAGCATATACCTACAATGCCACATCAAATGAAGGTATGGGCGTTTCGTCCAGTGGGTCGGCTGCGCCTACAATTGTTTACAGTTATACAACAGCAACAGAAGATTTAGTTGTTTACAATGATTATTTAAGTGTTTCTCAAGTACATAATGTATCCATAGACTTTGGTAGCATAGTAAGTCCTGGAGATGTTGCGTTCGATTATAAGTATATTACACCAGATTTCAATGATCAAAATAAAGTTAAGACATATGGAGGAAGTTCAAATGTCTTAGCAACAAAGGTATTTAATGGAGAAGGATTAATTAAAGTCGGTGAATATGTACCTCCAGTATTTGTTTGGATTGGT